TCATCACACATAACAAACGTATCGCAATGAAGTATGTGAAGGAGCATTATGATGCCAAAGTATGAAGAAGTATTTGCAACCCTGTCTGGACACTTTCTGACACAAGCCTTGCCCAATAACTGGGAAGACTTTACTGACGAATACCTAGAAGAATGGTTCACGGAGTGTGCCTTAGACACCTATGAATACTGGGATTGGGATGAGGTGTACAAGATGATCGGTGATCTAGCAGATACAGTAATGGAGTTATACAATGCGAGTTGAAGTCTACTTTAACCTACACAAATACACGTGGTCTGTCCGTCAGTGTTCCACTGGCAGAGTAATCTTACACACTGACAAGGTACACATTCGTGACCCTAAGTTTGTGGTGCGTAAGTCAGGCCGTGAACGTGTCCTGCGTGAAGGCAAGAAGAATGTTCATGCCTTTGTTCGTGGTGAGATCGCATACTTTGACGACTTTGATCCAGAGTATCATCCAGACTATCTGGACTACACACTTGTGTCGTACAACCCATACAAGTTTGACACATTCGTTGATGTGTACGACACGACACCTGTACGTACAGCCAAACGTGCTATGCTACAGCTACAGCCAAGCATGATCGTTGGCGATCACAGAAACAGGCCATACCTATATGCGAAAGGAGCACGTTCATGAAAATAATGGGCTACGAAATCGTAGTTGAAATTGACGGGGTGGAAAGTCTTATCCAGTTGGATGACACCTACCCCGCAATTAATGATTGGCACAGTGCCACAGAGTTTGCCATGCGTTTGGCTCAACACGAGCACCCAGACGCAAACCAGATTGACTTTGTGGAGTGTGGCGAATTTGAAATGGAAGAATACAAACAGTATGACTTCATACATGAAGCACCATTTATGATACAGTAAGGAGTAAACATGGAAGCTAAAATCAAACTAACTAAAACGATGCTAGACAAGAGCATCATTGATGCCAACAAAACTGTGCAGCAGTTTCTGACTGATGATTTTGAAATGTCGTATGACGATCCGTTCTTTGTAGAACGTGGTAAGTTGGCTATCACTGGTGAATATGCCGATGGTGAACGTGTCAATGTACGTTTCTATCGTACAGGTAAACGTGGTGACAAACGCATTAGCATACAGAAGCTAAAGCAATATGCAAAGGCAGGTGACGAAGTGATCCTGACCTCTAACGTGAAGGATGCTGAAGGTGAATACCTTATCTACATCAACATCGTGCGACAAACAGATGCCGCATGATGACCCATGTGATGATTGGTCGGATCGTCCGATACCTAAACCGAATACTGATCGCAGTAAGTGTGTTGACTAACGTCATACTGGGCGGCAGTAATAATCAAACATTCAGTGCCAGAAACTGGCAATGGAAAAAAGACAAACGCCCCAACGTTGTGTGGTTAATTGACCTATGCCTTGGCAAGGAACATTGCTGCACATGTTGGGTGTACTGGAAAACTAGAAAGGATTGGTAATGAACCGTTTCATAATTGGGCATTTGCCCCAAGAAATTGCACAGTCATTGTGTGACAAGCATGTGGTCAAGATGCCATTGGAAGAAGCACAGATGCTATGTACTGTGGTACGTCAGGCAAACCCTGAGTTTGCTGATGACCATGAACTGTACCGTGTAGCACACGCCAAGCATCCATGCACTATCTGGGCAGGTAAGACACGAGAGAATTACATGTATGCTTTCCGACTGTGGAACCACATGTGCGTGGAGTACACCTACCGTTATGGCAGAGAACATGCATCAACACGTCACTTGGATGCACTGCGAGAGGGTGCAAGGTTTGTGCCGACAGGTGAATTGACTGCACACCCTGAGTGCTTCAGTGAGTACACACACCTGAAGACAGGGGAACACTGGCCTGTAGACAGTTACCGTAAGTTTTATCATACCAAGCAGCATAGGTTTGATATGGTCTGGAGTAAACGTAACAAGCCTACATGGTTTGATTGGCAATGGGAGAATGTATATGCTTGAAGCAGCACTGACATGTATCGCACTGAACGTGTATCACGAGGCACGTAGTGAACCTATGGCAGGTATGTATGCCGTTGCCCACGTTGTGCTCAATCGTGTGGCACATGACGCATTCCCTGACGATGCTTGCAAGGTAGTGTATCAGGGCTTTCACCGTGGCAAACACAAGTGCCAGTTCAGTTGGTACTGTGACGGTAAGTCTGACACACCTCGTGAGGAAGTACATTGGCTGTATGCCAAAGTGGTGGCACATAACGTAGTGTATGGCTATCATGAGGATAACACCGATGGTGCCACACATTACCATGCTAACTATGTTAGACCGTGGTGGCGCAATCACTACACACAAACAGTAACACTAGGGTCACACATCTTTTACAAATAGATGTTGACATACTTATACAACTATGGCACAGTTGCCATACAAACAACTGAAGGAGATAAATTATGCCGTTTGATATTCCAACCCACTTAGACTTTGACGTAGAGTTTGAACCAACCAAGGTTGATGATAAGAAGTACGTCATTAATGCAGACACTGGGGATTACCTTGGTATCGTAGGTAAGTCATTCAAGTGTGCATCACATGGTGACTTTTACCGTGGTGTCATGGACACTGTGACTGACGAACTGCTTTCATCTGAACTGATGAATGCCAAGTTTAATTGGAAAACTGCACGTAATGGTGCATGGTCAATGCTTGACATTGAACTACCTGACATGCAGGTGGAGATCACAACTGACAAGCACCAAACACAGATTGGCAATCGTATTATATCATTACATGGTATTGACGGTTCATGCAGCAACCAAGTGTACTTCGGTGCTATTGATTTCTTCTGCACCAATGGATGTATTCGTGGAGAATATGACAAAATCCGTAAGAAGAACACAGCAAACTTCTCTATGGAGAGTTTCATCTATGAACTAGCCCGTGCTCGTACTGACTTCTACACTGAGGCAGGTAAGATGCAAGTGTGGGCGCAGACATCCACAAAGTATGTGGACATTCGTTCTCTGTTGGAAGAAATGATTTCATCTGAACGTAAGGCAGAGAAAATGTACATGCTGTATCTGCAAGAGGCTGCGACACGTGGTCACAATAAGTGGGCATTGTACTCTGCGTTCACAAACTATGCATCGTATGCCGATGAACGTAACGGGTTCAACCTACGTAACACAGGCAACGACACACAGGCCATCAGCATGTGGTCACGTGAGCAAGAGGTATCCAAGTGGGTATCTGATGATCGGTTCATTACATTGGAGGCTGCATAACACATGAGAACCTTACCACGATATGTACAACAGCGAGTGTCACCTTCTGGTGACATCTCGTACCGTTTCAATCCACCACAAACACTGGTGAATGAGGGAGTAGTAGAACGTGAAGAATTAGGTGACGATCCGAAAGTTGCAAGACAGATTGCACGTGAATACAACAGAGACATTGACGCATACCGTGAAGAACAAGCTAAAGTTGTGAAGCTGAAGCCAAGCAGCAAGGTCACTGACCTTATCAACTTTTATTATTTATCTAATGATTTCAAGATGTTACGTGACTCAACCAAGGTTGATTACAGGTACTTCTTGACAGTGGTACACCAAACAATTGGGTGCCGTAAGTACAGAGAGGTTACACCTAAAGTTGCAAAGCAAGCATATGAGAAATGGGTTGAACGTGGGATCAGTTTTGCTAACCATGCGGCAACGTGTGCGAGTAGAGTGTACAACTACGCCATTCAGATGGAACACGCAGAGCAAAATCCGTTTGCCAAAATCAAACGTAAACAACAACGTCAGCGTAAAGTTATATGGACACATGGTGAGGTGAACAAATTTCTTGACGTGGCATACTCTGACTTTCAGTACCGTAATCTAGGACTGATTGTGCACATGGCATATGAGTGGTGCCAACGATTGGGTGACATGCGTATGTTACGTTGGGATAACCTTGACTTGAAGAAGCAACAACTAACGTTGGAGCAGAGCAAGCGTAGGTCAGAGGTGTTCCTGCCTATCAGTGACAACCTGAATGCTATGCTGCTAGAGCAGAAAGCTGACTTTGGTTTTCAGGAATGGGTGGCACCACACCCACAACCACGTGACGGTAGGTTCCAACCATATGCTATGGAGAGACTGTCCAAGGTTGGACGGAACATCATGAGACTAGCAAAGCTATCCGATGAGCTACGTCTAATGGACATTCGTCGTACTGGTGTAACACAGATGGTGGATAAGGGTGTACCTTTGCCACAAATCATGGCAGTGACAGGGCATACACATGTTGCATCTGTGAAACCATACATGAAGCATACTTACGAAAGTGCAAATAATGCCTTGACACAGAGAGACATGTCTGTATGCTTGAGTGAAACGAACAACACAGAAAGTGATACATAATGAATATAAAAGAACATATAAGTGATATGAACATAGTTAATGGTGAGACTAAACGTACTAACTGCCCAGTATGTGGTGGCATTAAAACGTTTACAGCTACCAATAACATGGGTCAGCTTGTATGGAACTGTTATAAGGCAGGGTGTCGTGTGTCTGGTGGCACACGTACACACCTTACCAGTGATGATATTCGTAAGTCTTTGGGTAGTGTAGCTGATGAAACAGAGGCAGTAACCTTTCACAAACCTGAGTGGATTGTACAAGACTACGATGCAGTGCAGGAGTTCTGTGATACATGGGAACTGGATGCCCGTGACCTTGGCTTACTATATGATGTTCGTGAACACCGTGTCGTATTTCCTGTGGTACACAACAATATCATGGTGGATGCCACTGGCAGAGCACTAGGAAAAAAGTTACCTAAGTGGAAAAGATATGGTAAAAACCCCTTGCCGTATGCGTATGGTTGTGGTAAAACTGGGGTAGTCGTTGAGGACTGTGTGAGTGCAGCTATTGTAGGTGCGACAGGCGGTTCTGGATGCTCAGAGGGTGGCGTATATGTCGGGGTAGCAGTGTTGGGTACGTCACTCTCTGAGGTACATAAGCAGTACTTATCACACCTCAAGACTGTTATCATTGCACTTGACCCCGATGCCCTACCTAAGACACTGCAATTTGCTAAAGAACTACGTGGTTATGTAGACAACGTAAAAGTATTACGTTTGACAGATGACCTGAAATATCGTAACCCTACCGACATTGAAACTTTACAACACTTAGGAGAAACATAATGGAATTATCATTAATACGCAGTCTGATGGACAAGGAGTTCTACGAGGATCATCGTGGTGCCAAGTGTCCTGACAGATTGTTCAGTAAAGATGTACGTAAGATCAAGCAGTCTATTGACCGTGCTATGGATCGTTATGAACGTACAGTTACACCTGACGAGATTGAGGCATTGTTTATGTCAAACAATCCAACCCTCACCACTGCACAGAAGAATGCTTACAGTTCTCTGTTTAGTCAGATCAAGAAAGAGTCACCTATGGGTAGTGACGTAGCACAAGAAGTGTTGTCTAAGCTTTTCCAACAGGTAGTGGGTGAGGATGTAGCCAACCTTGGATTTGATTACGTGAATGGTACAAAGGGTAGCCTTGAACCACTACGTGACATCCTTGAACGTTATTCAGATGACTTCACACCTGACCTACGTATTGAATGGGATGACATTGACATTGAAACTTTGCTTGCAAAGAATGATCTGGAATCACAGTGGACATTCAACATACCTACCCTGACACGTAAGGTAGAGGGTGTGAATGCGGGTCATCTAATTGAAGTAGGTGCACGTCCTAACACAGGCAAGACATCATTCCACGCCTCTCTGATCGCTGCTCCGAATGGGTTTGCACATCAGGGTGCCAAGTGTGTGATCCTGTGTAACGAGGAAGCATCACACCGTGTCGGTGCACGGTACTTGACTGCCGCCACAGGCATGACAATGCAAGAGGTGAAGGACAACCCTGCCCGTGCCCGTGATATATACGCATTGGTCAAGGACAACATCAAGATCAAGGATGCCAGTGACCGTGACATGTCATGGGTGGAGTCAGTATGTAAGTCATACAAACCTGACATTGTGATCCTTGATATGGGTGACAAGTTTGCACGTACTGGTGGCTATGCACGTCCAGACGAAGCACTGAAAGCTAATGCTATCTATGCCCGTCAGATTGCTAAGGCACACAACTGTGCGATCTTCTACATGTCTCAGCTATCTGCTGATGCAGAGGGCAAAGTTCTACTCAACCAGAGCATGATGGAAGGTTCACGTACAGGTAAGGCAGCAGAGGCTGACCTTATGGTATTGATTGCCAAGAACCCTGTGGTTGATGGGCAAGAGGAAGAAGATACACAACGTCACTTGAATGTTGTGAAGAATAAACTAAGTGGATGGCATGGTGTTGTTCACTGTGATCTGGAATATAAAACTGCGAGGTATCAAGTATGACACAGTTAGAGTTGTTTGATGTGGTACTGAAACACTATGATGAAGGGCTAGAGTGTAACAAGTGTGGCCTAACACTGCCTCTGGATAACTTTAATAGTATAACGTATGCATCAGGCACTGTGGAATACAAAAGGATATGCAGGACATGTGCACGTAATCAAACACAGGTGCTTACACATTTGAAAAACACGAATGCGTATCCACCTGCTGATTATGTGTGTCCTATATGTCAACGTGACATTGCAGAGATTGGTCGTAAGGGGCAGAAGAAGTTGCAGAACTGGGTGTTAGATCATTGTCACGAGACAGAGACATTCAGAGGGTGGCTATGTCATCATTGCAACACTGGCCTTGGTGCATTCAAGGA